CATTTGTCTTTCCACATCGACCTCGCCATCATGGCGGACTTCTCGGCGACTGCTTCTTCGCTCATGTCGGGGCAGACATGGTGCAGCAGCTCATGCAGAACCGTGTCTAGCTCGTCCGCGCCGGATTGGCGGGGATCGATGTAGACTTTGCCGTCGCCCAAGGTCATGCCGTCCGCTTTTTCGCGGCCGAGCTTCTTGCGGACGATTGCTATGGTTCTGCGTGGGGGCATTTAGGCGGCGGGATCGTATTTGTGGACAGCAAAGACGGGTCGGCGGTAATGCGCGGCATCAAGCCAATCTTTGGCTAGATCAAGAGTCGCAAACTGCACGGTCTCCCAAAACCCAGGGCGACCGGCATGCCGCACCTCAAAATCCTGCCACCAATCTACGTCCACAAAATTGCGGTATTGCGGAGTAAAGCATGGGCAGCCGTTTTTTTCGGTTTCCACAACGCGATATTCTCCCTCGCGGTTTCGCGTATTAAGACCGCCGGGCCATTTAAGGTGCTGCCAGTCGAACGTGATGTTTGATCCAATTTCTTCGGTCATGATTAAGCGGCTTTCTTCGCCATGAGCTGGACGTAGTGGAGGTTGAGACGCGCTTGGAAGACCTTCCAGAACGGCTCGGCTGAGAACATCCAGGCGACCTCGAAGTCGTCCGGGGATTCTTTGCCGATGCGGACGATGCCGCGGCGCTGGACTTTCATGTCGGGGCGGTTTTCGTTCCAGAGTTGCTCGTAGCCAGCGAGCTGGACTTTGTGCGCGCCGACGATGGCTTTGGATGTCTTCCAATCCAGCAAGACGATCTTGCCGTCGCGGTCGCGGCTGGGTGCATCGATGGTTCCGCCGAAGAGGTATTCCTCGGAGACCAATTGCACTTCCGGCTCGATTACGGTTAAGCCTTCCTCATCCCACCAGCGCTTGAAGTTGTTGAACGCGATGGTCGCTTTCTCGACATCCGCGGGGCTGAACTCGGAGAGGTCGGCAACGTGGTTGTGGAGGAAGCACTCAATGAGGAAGTGCGCGATGGTCCCGATGTCGGCGGCCTTGTCGCGGACCTTGCGGTAATCCTGACCGTCCATGCCGAGCTTCCATGCCCAGTGGATGAGTCCGCTGCTGTCCTCGCCGATTTTGGCGATGGTTGAGGCGCCGGGAACGTCGGTGCCGTCCTTCAGCGGATACTTCTGGTGGGCGCGGGTCTTTTCGAGGCGTACGATTTTGCGTCCGTCCTCGGTGAAGCGATCCGGCTCAACGGGCTTGGCGGCTTTGGCCGAAGGGAGGCGGCGTTTTGCCGCCCCCCTTGTGGATTTGGTTGTGGTGTTTTTCTTGGGCATAAGAATTACCAAGTGATCTCTTCGTCGTCCGTGCCGGTCTTGCGTGCGGCGGGCTTGGCCTCGGACACGTCGAAGCCGTAGGCCACGGCGCTGCCGCCATCGCCCCAGGTGACGAGGTCATGCACCATGACGGCCTTGGGTTGCAGCGTGATGCCAGCGCCGAGCGTGCCCGTGTACCAGCAGTAGGGCACGACCGCGACTTGGATCTTGCTGCCGCCGCCGATGTTGTCGGTGATGATGTCGCCGGAGGCGTTGAAGAGCTTGGGTGCGCGGCTATAGGTCTCGCCGGCCTTGTCTTTGCCGACCGCTTTGACCTTGAGCTTGAGCTGGACGAGTCCGTCGTTGTCTTCCCACGGTGCGGCGTGGAGCTTGAGCTTGTCTTTTTTCAGCTCGGCTTTCTTCTCGGCGACGAACGCGGAGAAAAGCTCCTCGGCTTGTTTGATGAACGGTTCGGCTTCCTCGGCGGTCAGCTCGAGGTTGACTTTGAACACTCCCACGTCGTCGAACTTGGTGTCGGGACGATTGAGGTGAGGGTAGCGGGCGATGCCCACGGGTGTGGTTAGGGTTTTGTTTGGCATATTTATGCGTTGGTTGGTGTTTGGTTTTGTGTTGGGACTAAAAAATCGGAGCGGCGAAGGATGGTAAGGAAGTCAGCGGCGCGCAGCGTGATGAACCACTCCTCGCCGTTGCGCTTGTGGGCGACGACCGGGAAGAGCTTGGCCTTGGCATCGCGGATGGCTTGGGCCATCCAGTCGCGGATCTTGACGACCTGGCAGAACTTCACCTCAAAGTGGAAGTCGGGCAGGCACGGGCAGACGACGTCTGGCGAATCCCCAAGCCCGCTGAACTGCTGCCCGCGCCTAATCCCAGAGTCTCCGAAGGCTTCGCGCAACTCGTCGCGCCACATGCGCTCTCCGCGGGCGCCTTTCGCGCGACTATTCACCAATAACCTCCTTAATCGCTTTTGTGCAGACATCGCACTTGTCTGTGCCGTGAAAGTCTTCCATCGGATCTAGCTTTTCATCGACCATTGCTCCGCACGGCCAAATCCAAAGCCCGTCTGAGAGATACGCGCGAATGTCTTGAAGCACGCGCATGGTTTCCCTGTCTCCAGCGGCATCCCACGCTTGATGATAGCGGCTATTCATTGATGGCCTCCCAAAGTTGTTTCGCCGGTGCGTAGACGGAGCCGTCGCTGTCGCTGGTGCGTCCCGCGGGTGTTGTGCCCTCGAAGCGGGTGAGCGAGGGACGCCATGTGAGGTTGAGTGTGCCGGTGCGGCCGGCGCGATGCTTGGCCACGATCAGCTCGGCGTCTTGGACTTCCGGTTCCTCGTCTTGCACGGCGTAGTAGGCGGGACGGTGGATCAAGCAAACGATGTCGCTGTCCTGCTCGATGCTGCCGGATTCGCGGAGGTCGCTAAGTTTGGGGCGGTTGTCGCTGCGGTTTTCCGCTTGGCGGTTGACCTGGGCGGCGGCGACGACAGGGACGCCTAACTCCATGCTCATGGCTTTGAGGCCGCGGGAGACGAAGCCGACCTCATTTTCGCGGGACTGGGCGCCGGAGTGGCTGACGAGCTGCAGGTAGTCCACGAAGATGCACTTCACACCCCAGCGGCGAACGGCGAGGCGGGCGCGGCCGCGGATGTCCAAGAGGGTGAGGCCACCGCGGTCATCAACGTAGAGCGGCTCGCTGGCGAACTGGGTGGCGGCGTCCATGATGCGGTGCTTAATGCTGGCGGTGAGGAAGCCGTTGCGGATGATCTCGGTGTTGGTCTCGGCGCGGCCCAGGACAACGCGGGCGGCGAGTTCGTTCGCCGGCATCTCAAGGCTGAAATAGACGACCGGCACGCCGCGGCGGGCCATGTTGTCCGCCATATTCAACATTAGTGCGGACTTACCCATAGCAGGGCGGCCGGCGATGATGGTGAGCTGGCCTCCGCGGAGTCCGCCGGTGACTTGGTCGAAGTCGCGGATGCCAGTCTGCAGGCCGAGTTTTTTGCCGCCGGCCATGAGGCTCTCTAGCTCTTCGAGGAGGCCCGGGACGATGGCGCTGGGGGCGCGCATGCTGTCGGTGGCGGTGGTGAGGCTGAGGCTGAGGACAGACTCGCCGGCTTGCTGCAGAACGCTGTCGGCATCGCTGGCCATGTCTTGGGCGGCGGCTTGCATGCTGACCGCGGAGTCAATGATGCGGCGGCGGGCGTGGAGGTCGCGGAGGGTCTGCGCATGGTACTCGACTGCAGCGGGACCGCCCGCGGAGTTGCCGAGCATCTCGGTGAGGGCGCCGGCGCCGCCGACCGAATTTAGCTTGTGCGCCGCATCGATGCGCTGAGTCACGGCGATGACGTTGGGTGTGCCGCCGGACGCGCGGACCTCGGTGATGGTCTCGAAGACCAGCCGGTGCGCCGGCGTGAAGAACAGGTCAGGGTGGAGGCCGCTCACCTCATCGATGAGATTCGGCTCGGCCATAAGGCTGCCGAGCACGGCGCACTCGGTGGCGGGCGATTGGGGAACGGTGCGTTTCATTTAGGCGTGTCCTCCATCGTTGTCGTCGTCACTGATGATCATCAGCAGGATCAGCATGAAGGCGACGAGCATCACTTGGGTCGCTATGACAAAGACGCTGCTCATTTTCTTTGGCCCTCCGGCGAAGTGCTGCGCGTCGTGCAAGCCAGCGGTCGCAGGCTGCATCGACGAGACAAAAAGATTCCAATAGCCATGGCGTGATGTGGTGTTCGGGCGGTGGTGGTTCAGTTGCCATGACGTGGGACGGCTTTCTGTCGTGGCGTGATCTGTTGGCATATGTTGGCAGATGTTGGCATGAGGGGCAATGTTTTTTTGGGGTTTTTCGGCGAAAAAATGCGGTCGAAATTGGCGCGGTATTTGGCGCCATCTACGGCCCGCGGAGTATCGCCTTTGCCGGCGCTCATAGTTCGTACGCCTCCCGCTTGACGCCGCATTCTTCCCAGAATTGCTTGCGGTGCCATTCCTCCATTTTTTCCATGCCCTCCATGGCCAGCTCGTCCTCAACGATGCGGGGCAAATCCCAGCTCATCGGCAGGTGTTTGACGCGGGCGCGGGCCTCAAGGCGGACTTCCCGCGGAACCCGCTTGATCTTGCCGGGGATGCAGAGATCAAGCAGGAACCGGCGGGCAGATGCGATGGCGCGGGCCTGCTCGCAGGGCGTGCTCATAGCGGTTGGGCAGCCTCAAGGAGCGCCTCATGCTTGTCGTGAGCCACGTCCTCCGACAGTGCGGCGCACCGCTCCAAGACGCGCCGGAGGCGGTTGACGCGCTTGATGAGCTGCCGGTTCTCCGCCTGCAGGTCGGTGATCTCAGCGGTGTGCCGGCGGTCCGCATCGCGCATAAACTCTAGCTCCGCGGAGGAGTCAAAATTGTGGCCGAAGCCGACTTCGCCCACAACCAAGTCAGGGATCATGGTGGTCATTAGGCGGCCCTCCGTTGGCCGATGGCGGCGCGGCCGAAGAGCCATTCGCTGCGGCGGAAGTTGGCGCCGGTGATCAAGCCTCGCTTGGCTAGGAAGCGGTCGCAGGCTTTCTGCATGAGCAGGTGGTTGATCCGCGGGAGGCCCGGAACGCCGCGCTCAACCTCGGTGATGCAGCCGTTTTTGAATTTCATTTGCGGGCCTCCTCGAGCTGAATGGCCAGTTGAGCGACCAGTGCGCGCAGGACCATGACGGTGCTGATGGCTTCGTCGGCGATCTGCTCAAGGTATTCGACGTTGACGTTGAGGTTGGTTTTCGGCGCCTTGGGGGCGCTCGCCTTTTTCTTGGTGCTTTTGGCGGGTTTCATAAAGATTTAGGGAGTATTAAGGATGGGGTCGGACATTTGTTGGGATACCCCTTTGGATTCTTGGGAATACATAGCTGCGACTTGGTCGAGGAGTTCCCAGTTGTCAGGCTGCCTTGACTCTAAAGCTCGGCCTTGCGGAGCGGCCTTTCGCTCGTTGGGCGGGGTAAAGGTCGCGCGGATTCTGTCACCCATTTCTTGCCTGCTGAAAAAAACAAATTGCTGCGTGTCCGCCAAATGCACGGCGAGGACATCAAACGCAAACTTGTGGTACGGTATAAATCCTTGCGAGTAGTCCTTGCGGCCACAGTTTATATAGTAAGTAGAGCCACCGGATTTGTTTGGGCGGCCAGACCTCTTGACTTGCACAACAACCGGACGGCCTTGTGGCTTTTTCAGAATAACATCAAAGTCTCTGCCCTTTCCGCGTGCTGATGCAACCAGCCAGCCGCGCGTCATTGCCTCAATTTCAAAAAGCATTTCGCTAAGATCGCCTTTGTCGCTTTTGGACAATTGCATTCCGCCCTCCGTCACCTCGGAGTGCTCGCCATCGGTCAGCGCAAACAGGGCTGGCTGCGTCACGCTGCGTTCTCCTTTGCGAATTGCTCGCGCATCTCGGCGAGGGATCGCTCGAGGGCGGTTTGTTTGGGTGCGCCTTGGGGTGGCAAAGTGACGAGCTTGGGCGCGGTGGCCGGCGGATCGATAAAGACGCCTCGCCAGCCGTGCTTCACGCTCTTGCGCAGGGCTTCGACGGCGGCGGCCTCGTTGACGGCGGCCAAGTCATCGATGATGCGCTTGGCGGCGGTGGGCGTGAGCGGGGCTTTGATTTCGCGCCGGTGTTGGGCGAACTCGGCCCAGGCGCTGGCGAGACCGGGGCCGTGAGGCAGGGGCAAGGATGCTGGGTCGAATTTGGGAGCGGTGGCGCGTTTTGGCTTGGGTGCTTCCTTTTCCGAGGAAGAAGGTAGCGAAGGCGACGAAGTCGCCGGAGCAGGCGCGTCAGCGCCTTTATTACGTTCCTTTATGTTCCTTATTGTTGGGGTCTCATTCTGACACCACTTGGGTCTCATTCTGACACTACTTGGGTCTCTTTGTGAGACCGGTCTCATTCTGAGACCCATCTCGGCGGACACACCGGGGATCTTCCAAATCGATGCCTCGGCGCCGTCTCCAGCCAGCTTGCGGTGGCCTTTTTCGACCATGATCAGCTCGCCGCGGTCTTGCAGGCGGCGAAGGCAGCGGGCGACCGTGGCGCGGGCGAGGCGGGTCTTTTCCTCGAGCTTGCCCCATGAGCCAAAGCAGTTGCCCGCCTCATCGGCAAAGTCAGCCAAGGCCAGCAGGACAAGCCGGTCGGCGCCTTCCGCTGGCGACTGGGTCCAGACGTAATTGGTGGCGGCTACGCTCATTTGCGCCACCGGTTGCGGCGGATACCGTCGCGGTTCTCAAAGACGAGGCGGCCCTCGGCGTCGGCCTTGACGTACACGCATTTGATCCGCTCGCCGGCCGACCAGTCCGCGGCATTCTGCACTGAGCAGATCACCGGCTCCGACCAGTCGGGCACTGAGACGTAGAGGAGGCGGGTGTTGGGGATCTTCTTGGGGAGAACGGCGCCGGTCACTTGGTCGCCGGGCTGATAGCCGACCTGCTTGGCGACCGTCTCGGCGAGTTGCTGGTCGGTGACTGGGGTGGCTTTGAGGATGGCTTCGGGGGTTGGCTTGGCGGGTTCCGCGGCGACAACCTGGGCGGGTTGACCGATTGCTGACTTTGCTTTGGTGAGGATGTCTTTGATCATAGGTTAGGCTTTGAGCGCGTCTTCGATGACGTGCCAGTTGTTGAGGGTTGAAAGGTCGGTGATGGTTAGCTGCAATTGGCCAGCGATTGCTGGTAGGTGCCAAAATCGGAATGCGTCAGCCGGAGGGATGTAGACCGCCAAAATGTCGAAATCTCCAACCTCGTAGCGCCTGTATGGGTCAGCGTCTTTGCCTTCCTCGCGCCGCCTTGCCTTGCTATGACCGCCTCGCGCAGCTCCCACATATGCGCGCCACTGGCCCTTGTTCCACTGGGCTTTCTTGACCTGCACCGTCAGCGGTTTGTGCGGCGGCATCCAGATGATCACGTCCGCCTTCTGGCTATGGCCGATTGGCATCCAAGTGACAAAGCCGCGTTCTCTGGCGGCCTTCAGTAGGCAGATCTCCTCAAAGCTGCCGTCATTGCCTAGCGCGTTGTAATCAACCGGCTGCTTGGGAACCGTAACTTCCTTGACATCAAAGAGGTATTCGGGCGAGTCTTCGGCGATGATTAGCATGGCTTTTTATGAAAAATTTCGTAAGTCGCTATCGGTAGGGGGATTAAAGAAAAATGAAAACGTCTTACCGCCCCCTCCCGTCATGACCCGTCTCATTATCAGTTCAATTATACATGACTCATGTAGGGGTGGCGTAGTCAGATGAGACCTTCTCTGTTGTCTCAACAACGCGCAATCTGCGATAGACTCAGCTCTCATATTATTGAAGCGGCTCAGTCTCAATCTCAACAACGGCATCCGGCAATGCTGCAGCCTTTTGCTGCTCGCGCCCTTCTGGGCCGACCGGTTCAAACGCCACATCGA